ATCATACGTTGAATCTCCTAAAGCTGGCGGTTCTGCATTCTCTACATTTTTAAATGTGGTCGAAGATGCAAGGGTCGAACGTAGAATGAAGGATCGTTATCCTGGTTTGCGTAAGCCTATGGCTATTGCATATCGCCAATTTACTGAACGTGATTTCTTTGGCATCAAAGGTCAAGATGTAAATGAACTTATGTTGATTGATAGAATCAATTTACATTTTAAACTTGGTGCAATGGCTGGCATTAAATTCAATGCCGAAGAAATGGTGTACGTCAACGAAGTTGAAACGGCAGATTCGTTTGAACAAGTAAAAGATATCACCGAACGTTTGTATGCGTTTTGCAAAGCAGAGTTGGACCAAAAACGTCAAGAGGCTAAAGAAGAATTCGAAAAGCGCAAAGAGAATGGCGAATTCGATGGCGAAGATTATGATTATGATACTGAAGATAGTTTCGGTGATGCCGAAGACTATGAAGATCAAGATCCAAACAATTCTGGTTCTAATGGCGGTGAAGATGAAGATGATGATTTCGAATCTGAAGACCGCTTTGACAATGGCTATTCTAACGAACGCACGTTTGAAGATACTATGCCTAATGAGTTGAAGGTATATGGTGACGAAGTTAAATCTATAACTGATGAAAAATTTCAACAAGCATTGAAAGGTCTTGCCGAAACAAAAGAAATTAATGTTGGTAAGATTGTCAGTCAAAAGAAAATCTATTTGAAAGATTATGTTATTCCTTTCAAAGAGTTGCAATTCTTTGATGAATCATTTTATGATACTGAAGAATTGGAAGCGCATCAGCGTTATGATACTAGTCTTTTAATGAAATTTGAATCCAAGAATAAGAATGCTATTGCATATCTTGTAAAAGAATTCGAAATGAAAAAGAAAGCGGCTGAGTTGCGCCGTGTAACAGTCTCCGATACTGGTACGCTTGACACTAACAAATTGCATACTTACAAATTCAATGATGATATCTTTCGTAAGATTGGTTCTATTGCACAAGGTAAGAATCACGGCATTGTGATGTTCATTGACTGGTCTGGTTCAATGCAGGACAACATGACTGGCACAATTGAACAGTTGATTACAATGTCAACGTTCTGCCGCAAAGTGAATATTCCGTTTGATGTTTATGCTTTCAGTACTCAGTATAAAAAGAATCAGACAGACAAACCAAATGATTCTACTGTAGATATGGAATCAAATCAATTAGACATTGACTATTTTTCTTTGTTGAACATTTTGTCTAGCAGTATGAAAAACCAAACGTATCGTAAATTTGCAAATGATTTGTTGAATGTTGCAGAAGCATACAAGCCCTACTCGCATTATCGTAGAAACAATAAAGCAAGTTACATCAAAGAAGGTATGGGTCTTGGTGGTACTCCGTTGAATGCAACAATTCAAATTGCATCTAATGTTGTGAATGATTTCCGTAAACGTACTCGGTCTGAAATTGTGAATGTTATCTTTTTGACTGATGGCGAAGACAGTAGCACATTGTGGACTTCATCCGCCGATCACCGTGGTGCTAGAATCGGTCCTTCTGACTTCCGTTCGGTATCTTATATTGAAGATAAAGATTCTGCAAAAACTTATCGTGTAAGTGACAAAGGTGTGACGCCAACGTTATTGCAAATTCTAAAAGATCGTACTGGTTGCAATTTGATTGGATTCTACATCCTGCCAAAAAGCAAACGTTACTTTCAAAATGCAATGGCACGTTTCAACGTGATAATGACAGACGATGGATATAAACAATTCCGTAACGAAAAGTTTTACTCTGTCAACGGATATGGCTACTCAGAATATTTTCTGATTCCTGGCGGTGAAGATTTGTCTACCGAAGATGATTCGCTTGCAGATATTCTTGGCGAAAGCAAAGATGTTTCCGCACGTAAGTTGAAAGGTGCATTCTTAAAGATGAACCAAAACCGTTTGACTAATCGTGTTCTTCTCTCTAAGGTAATCAAGGAAATTGCTTGATGTTGTGTGAAAACAACAGCCAAAAAACAATCACTTGACTTGCCACAAATACTCTGTTAAACTACTAGTATTGAAATTGATTTTTACTTGAAAGAAACTTTATATTATGACTACCAAAGCTGAAAAGATTTTATTTGTCACCGAAGCCGCAAAGCGTTTTGGTGAAGTTGTAACCCATGACCAACTGGTAACACTTTCCGAAGAAACTGGCCTGAAACGTCAAGTTTGGTTAGAAGGCAAACAATACCGAGTTGCTCGAGGCAAGTATCAATTGCCGCTTCAAGAATTCAACATTAACATGGCTGGTCTCGCATTAGTCAAATCTAAACCTATGACAATCAGTGAACCGACTGTAACGCCTGTCACAAAAGCAATTGCGAAAATATCATCCGTCGCACGTATGCAAGAGGGTTCAATTATTCCTAAAGTGAATTCTCTGTATGTTCCTTTTGGTTTCTTTGAAAACATGAAACGCATTGTTGCATCAAAGAAATTTTATCCCGTATTCGTTTCTGGTCTCTCTGGCAACGGCAAGACTTTCATGGTCGAACAAGCCTGTGCCCAATTGAAGACTGAGTGTCTCCGTGTGAATATTTCACCAGAGACTGATGAAGACGATTTGATTGGTGGCTTCCGTTTGATTGACGGAGAGACAAAATGGTTTGATGGTCCAGTTGTTCAAGCAATGAAGTCTGGTGCTGTTTTGATTCTTGATGAAATTGATCGTGGTTCAAATAAACTAATGTGTCTGCAAGGTGTGCTTGAGGGCAAAGGCTTGTTCGTTAAGAAGACTGGTGAATTTGTTGAACCAGTTTCTGGCTTCAACATTATCGCTACTGCAAACACTAAAGGCAAAGGCGATGAAACTGGTCGCTACATGGCCGCTACGATTCTTGATGATGCGTTTCTCGAACGTTTTCCAATTACAGTTGAGCAAGAGTACCCAGACACCAAAGTTGAAACAAAGATTTTGACTAAGTTGTTTGCCAGTCTTGGTATTACTGACAAAGCATTTGCAGAAAATCTTGTGAAGTGGGCTGATATCATCCGTAAGACTTTTGAAGAAGGTGCTATTGATGAATTGATTTCAACTCGCCGTTTGTCTCACATTGCCGAAGCATACACCATCTTCAATGATAAGATGGAAGCAATCAAGTATTGTATCAACCGCTTTGATGGTGAAACAAAGACTGCATTCCTTGACTTATATACCAAGATTGATGCTGGTATTGATCCTTTGGCTGAAGTGAAATCTAATCTAGATGGAGACACCGATCATTAATTTAAACATTTCTTTATAATCTCCTTGGCATAATTGATTTATGCCTTTAGAGGCTACTTGACGTAGCCTCTTTTTTTATATATAATAGTGTAATACAATTTAACAATATGGAGAGACTATGCAATTTGAGATTGATATTCAAAAACTAAGAACCAAGAAACTTTTTATCGCAACGCCGATGTATGGTGGACAATGTCACGGCGCATACACTAAAGCAATTACAGACCTTATGGTTCTTTGTACCAAATATGGTATCGAGGCTAAACTGTTTTTTATCTTCAACGAATCACTAGTGCAACGTGCTAGAAATTATTTGACAGATGAGTTTGTTCGTAGTGGTTATGACCACATGATTTTTATTGATAGCGATATTCACTTTGAGCCACAAGACGTTTTAGTAATGATGCACTTTGCGGCAACCCGTGATGACATGGATGTTGTTTGTGGACCATATCCAAAGAAAGCAATTTCTTGGGAGAAAATTAAAATTGCGGTAGACAAAGGCTATGCAGATAAGAATCCAAATCAATTGGAAGAATTTGTGGGTGACTTTGTTTTTAATCCAGCAGATGGTGTAAAACAATTTCGAGTTGATGAACCAGTTGAAGTAAAAGAAAGCGGCACAGGTTTTATGTTGATTACCCGTGAAGCACTTCAAAAATACGACAAAGCATTTCCAATGCAAAGCTACAAACCAGATCATGTACGCACTGAAAACTTTGATGGTAGCAGAGAAATCATGGCTTACTTTGATTGTGTTATTTGTCCAGACACAAAACGTTATCTTTCAGAAGATTACATGTTCTGTCAGTGGATGCGTAAAGCTGGTGGCAAAGTGTGGCTACTTCCATGGATGCGTTTGAAACACGCTGGTAGTTATATCTTTGGTGGTTCACTACAAGCACTTGCGGCTATCAATGTTTCACCTACAGCTGGTAATGATGTTGTAAAAAGAACTTCATCTCAGAATCTAAAATGATCGACTATCGTTATAATGAAGATAAGACTTTGGAAGAACTGAAGTCTTATATTGATGCAACATACGGGCAACATTATTCCCGTGACAAATTTCAAGCAACAGAATTCATCATTGATGGTGGACATGGTGAAGGATTCTGTATTGGAAACGTGCTGAAATATGCACAAAGGTATGGCAAGAAAGACGGCCGTAATCGTAAAGACTTGCTAAAAATTTTACACTATGCTATAATCATGTTACACGTACATGACTTGAATGAAGGAAAACAAAATGAAATTAAGTGAATCAACAATCAACGTTCTAAAAAACTTTGCTACCATTAATGCTGGTATGCAATTCAAAGAAGGCTCCGTAGTACGAACAATCTCTAAAGGACAAAACGTACTAGGCAAAGCTACAGTAACAGAAACATTTGAAAAAGATTTTGTCATTTATGACTTGAATCGATTTCTTTCGCTTTGCAGTTCTTTAACTGATCCTGAGATTGTCATCAATTCTGATGCAAATAATCTCACAGTCAAATCTGGTACATCTAAAACTACATACGGACTTGCAGATGAGTCTATGATTGTAGCACCGCCTGCAAAAGAGTTAAAGATCGAAAACTCCGAAGTGAATTTTCGATTGACAAAAGACGATATGAATCAAGTGCTGAAGTTGTCTGGCATCTTAGGTCTTCCAAATATTGCTGTTGTTGGTGATGGCAGTGAAATCTCTATCTCTGCACTAGATGTTAAAAATAATGAGTCTGATAACTTTTCAATTAAAGTTGGCGAAACTTCATCTAATTTCAAAATGATTTTCAATACAGAAAATCTAAAGATGGTGCCTGGCACATATGATGTTGCAATTTCATCTAAAGGTATTTCACACTTTAAACATGCGACAGACCAAATTGAATATTGGATTGCTACTGAAGCTGGCTCTAAGTACGAAGGTTAATATTATGAGTAACGTAATTGTTCCATCCTCTCCAGAGGATCGTAAAAAGATTCTGGACGCACTTGTCGAAATTTCAAACTCACTCACTCGCATTGAAGCAGAGCGTGATTTGATTAAAGACATTCTAACTACTGTAGAAGATAAATTTGAGTTGCCTAAAAAGTATACTCGCAAACTTGCAAAGATTTATCACAAACAAAACTTCACCGAGGTTCAACAAGAACAAGATGATGTTGAATCTTTATATGAGAGTGTGGCTAAGTAACACTCGCTTGCATTCTAACATGCAATGTGTTAGAATATATTTTTATGTTATGATAAGGTGAAAACATGCTAGAAGATTTTTTGTGGGTTGAAAAGTATCGACCAAAAACTGTTGAAGATGCAATTCTTCCAGCAGACTTAAAGGCTACGTTCCAACAATTCGTTGAGCAAAAGAACGTTCCTAATCTAATTCTTACTGGTGGTCCTGGCGTTGGTAAAACTACTATCGCCAAGGCTATGCTTGAAGAACTTGGATGTAATTATATTGTTATTAACGGATCAATGAACGGCAACATTGATACCCTACGCAATGAAATTAAAAACTTTGCCTCAACTGTATCATTCTCTGGTGGTCGCAAATATGTTATTCTTGACGAAGCTGATTATCTCAATCCGCAATCTACTCAACCCGCACTCAGGAACTTCATGGAAGAGTTTTCTGCTAACTGTGGTTTTATCCTTACTTGCAACTTTCTTAATCGTATCATCGCCCCACTCCACAGCCGATGCTCTGTTGTACACTTTAAAATAAACGCATCAGACAAGCCAAAACTTGCTGGTCGTTTTATGAAACGTATGACTGGCATTCTACAAAAAGAAAATGTAGAATTTGAAGAGAAAGTTGTTGCTGAACTTATTATGAAACACTTTCCTGATTGGCGCAGGGTGTTGAATGAACTGCAACGCTACTCTGCTACAGGTAAGATTGACACTGGAATTCTTGCAAATATCTCAAGTGACAATCTCAAATCATTAGTCGAAAAATTAAAAGCAAAAGACTTCACAGGTATGCGTAAGTGGGTTGCTGAGAATCTAGACAATGAACCTTCTGCATTGTTCAGAAAGATTTTTGATACGACAAACGAATACGTAGAACCCAATTCTATTCCTAAGTTGGTTCTATTGCTTGCCGACTACCAATACAAATCTGCATTTGTTGTAGACCAAGAAGTCAATTTTGTTGCATTTTTAACGGAAGTGATGGTTGATTGTGAATTTAAATAAAAAAACTAAAGTATATTGGACCGCAGGTAAAGATAGGGGTAATATGATAACTCCAGAAGATATTACTTATTTTGCTCCTATTTCAGTCTATGAAGAAATATTCTCTAAAAGAAAAAATACAGTCGGGATTGGAAAGTGTCCAGCAGTAAGAGAAATGTGTAAAAATACTTATGCAATAAAAGCACCATATGACTTGACTTTTGAAGTTTCGAATGATGGGGGATTTAACACATCGGTGTCTAGAGATTTTTTTGAATCTTTATGCACGTGGCGTGGGAATGTTGGAAATGATACTGATATCTATTCGGCAAGTTTACCACCATCTTATCTATTTTATAGTAAGTCGAGTGTTAAAATTGAATCAATTCCTGCATTTTTGGAAAATAATAAGTCTATAGAAAATATTAATTTGATTCCAGGAACATTTAATATTGGAAAATGGATTAGACCTGTAGATTTTACAATTGAAATTAAAAATCCAAAAAATCCTGTCACAATTAAACGGGGTGATATTATTTTTTATGTTAGGTTCATCACAGAAGATGGTAGCACGATTGAATTGGAAAGAAGTATTGATAATTCGATACATGAGGTTTCATTTACCTGCTTATCAGTAAAAGATAGAATTCGAAATCTGACACTACCTAAACTTTATGACATGGCGGCAGAATATATAAACTCTTTCTGGAGATCAAAATGACGCCATTCGAATACTTAAACGCTATCAATCAATCAAAAGAAAACTTGATGATTGACACCGACAATGATGAACTAGCCGAAAAAACGTACAATGCGTACATCGTTAATAAAGGACTTTCTTACTTCTCAGACACCGTACTCTATGCAAACGAGATGAATGGTCGCCATTTACTTGAAAATAAACCTCAATTTTTGTATTTGCTAAATACCATTAGACCACGAAAACGCTTCAGTAAGTGGTTTAAGAATGAAATAGTTGAGGACATTAATGTGATTTCAGAATATTTTGGCTATAGTTATGCTAAAGCTAAACAAGTGCAGAATCTCATAACCTCTGACCAGCTTAAAATCATGCGACAAAAATTAGAAAAAGGTGGCTTGAAGTCTAAGGAGAAAAAGAATGGCGGTGAACATTGAAGACTTACTTGAAGTAAGATTAAAACAAGAAGACGATTTTTTAAAAGTAAAAGAAACATTGACAAGAATAGGTGTAGCATCTAGAAAAGATAAAACCCTATACCAATCGTGTCACATTCTACATAAAAAAGGTAAATATTATATTGTACATTTCAAAGAGTTATTTGCATTAGATGGCAAACCAACTGACTTTGAAGAGAACGATTTAGCGAGAAGAAACACAATTGCAAAACTATTAGCCGAATGGGGATTAATTGAAATTGTGCCTAAAGCAACAAATGGTGAAGAACCTGTAGCACCACTATCTCAAATCAAAATCATATCATACAAAGAAAAAAATGAATGGCTCTTAACTGCCAAATATAATATCGGAACTAAAAAGCGAGAAGACGATTACCAGTCAAGTGGTCAACGTTAATCACTTGACAAACGTTGTACAATATGAGATAATGTTATCTCAAAATAAATTAGGAGATTCTATGAAATCCATTACAGCATTGACAGCAGTAGCATTAACTACTCTCTCCCTAGTTGCCTTTGCGGCAGACAAACCAGCAGAAAAGAAACCTGCTGATAAGCCTGCAACAACAGCATCAGCACCTGCATCAGCGGCAGACTCTAAAGAGAAACCACGTCCTAAAGTGATTACTCCAAAAGAGAAAGCCGAAAGAGCAGAAGCTAAAAAAGCAGAAGCTAATAAAAAAGCTGAAGCTAAAACAGACGCTAAGAAATAATTCTTAGTAAATTTTTTTATCATTAATTGATGAGGTATATAAAATGGCATTTGTAAATTCAAATAAAACACAGACAGAACTCTTGGTATCGTACTTGCGTGGTACAGGTCGTGGAATTTCTGCACCACAAGCAAGGTCTTTGTTTGGCGTTAAAAACCTTCGTGCCCGTATGAGCGACTTGCGTCAGTGTGGCTACAAAGTTCGTACAGCAATGAACACAGAAGGCAATACAACTTATTTTGTTTCACGCAGAATGATTGGCCA